AGAAATGCCAGGAAGATTTGCACTTACCGTAAAGAATTCCACTTTCGGTAATTGATGAATACCAAAACGAAATTGAGTTGGACTTGCATAATCCAACTGATCAGGTTGCCTTGCGAGTGGTGATTGTGATGTTGCCATATGATTATTTATAATAAAAAAAAGGGGAGAGCAAAAAAGCTCCCCCCTAAGTTTTACTCTACTATACTTCTTGATTTTACATCAAGTTCGTAACTTTAACCCGGCGATACCAAGCGTTGGTATTCGCAGTCAATGCGGCCGTAGCACTCGGCGAATCGGCTGCAGCTGCCGCACCAGAGGCGGCGAAAGGATTAGCAGCAAGACCGTAACGAGTCTTGAAACCAATCTTGGGCTGGAAGGAGTTCTCACCAACCGCACGAACCATCTGTAGGGGAACGTATGGGCAGTAGAAGAACCCGGCGTCATAAGGAGAAGTACCCTTATAACCAACAACATAGTACTGCGAAGCAGCTACGTTGGCGGAATATGGATCAACATACACCTTGTAACGACCATTCATAACACCAGCAAATGTGGTGGTTGTGTCATCAACATTTAGGTTATTGCTGAGAGCAGGAGTGTAATCAAGAACACCAGCCATCTGAAGTGCAGAAGCAACATCAGCTGAAACGATAACCATGTTACCCTTACCACGACGAGTCTGTTGACCAATCGCATTGGCATCACGCTCAATAGCAAACATCAGACCCTTAAACTTCTCAACGGACCAACGACCATTAGAATCGGTATCCAAATCAAAGATACCAGCAGTAGTTGTATTAACCTGGGCACCCTTAACAGCGGTGACATACAGGGAACGAACTACTTCACGGTTAATTTCAGCAAGAATTTCAGAACTAAGAATGTTAGCAAGCTCTGTCTCGGCGTCCAAACCGTGGATTGCCTTCAAGTCTTGCGCCAACTCCATTGTGTACTCGGCTTTCAGGGCACGGGATACAGCAGTAACAGTTGATTTCTCAATCGAGAAAGCCATTTGACCAAAAGAATTTGTGGAAGTGTCACCCAGCGCTTCACCCTGAGCAGTTGTCATACCAGTAGCACTTACATAAGTACCAGCAGAAGGACTATCATTCAGAACAGCTGGGTTAGTTTCGGTTGCACCAACATCACCACCGCCGGTAGTACCGGCAGCGTTCTGGTTTGATGCGCCGGTTTGACCAGGCATAGCTTCGTCAACCAAAGCCTCGGCACCGTCTTGCGACAGGAACGAGGAGCGCATTGCAAAGATCAGACCCGTTGGGCCGGTCATTGGCTGCACACCACATACGTCATACGCAATCAGGTTAGGCATCGCACGACGAACCAATGAGATCAAAATCGGATCCCATGTATCCATCTGTCCGCCACCCATGCTGTTGACTGGCGCTGTTTCTGTAAGGAAACCGCGATCCTCACGCATAGCTTTTTCTTGGTTCTCTAGGATGAGAGTAGTAACTGCCCGCTTATAAGAATCCTCAATCCGTGGTAGATCGGGGTGTTCTAGGACTGGCTGCCACTTTTCTTGTAGATGTTCTGTCTGAAACATTTGTTTCTCCTTTATTAATACATCCGTTTTTTTATAATATTATTGGGCACGCTCTTTGTTACGACTGATTGCCGACATATAAGCGTTCATAGCTCCAGTCGTATCAATGTCCTGTGCGGTGCCACCATCTTCATCATCAAAAGTTTGTTCAACAATCGTCTTCGGGAAATAACTTTCCTTCAAGGTGTCGAGTTTTGCTTTGAAGGACTCTTCGTCAACAAAGTCAACATCTTCGGTGAGAGACTTGAACTTTTCAATTTCGGTATCGGTCAACTCTTCGCAAGCTTCAGAGATAACCTGTTCCCGAACTAGATTAGACTTAACAGATGTAAGGGAGACATTCTGCTCCATAACACTATTAACTTTTTCTTCCAGTTCAGCAATTTTCTCAGACTGTGCTTCGAGAACGTCATATTTCTCATCAGGCACGTCAATATAATGATCTTCAAACAACTGTTTCAGTCCAGAGATAAAGTCTTCTGCAATCTCGCCCTTCAAACCGCGCTCAATTGCCAACTCGTTCTCTTTAGTCCATGTCTCTACAACGTAGTTGAGATAAGTATCTACTTTTTCTGTAAGAGCATCAACAGACTCTTCCAGTTTTACTTCAAACTCGTCAGTCATTGTTTCATGAATACGAGTGATTTCTTCGCGTGTCTTCGATTTAACAGCAGCTTCAAAGATTGTTGCTGCCTTGTCTTTAAACTCTTCGGAGAGGTCTTCACCTTCTACGAGGGCGTCAACATCTTCCTTGACATTAATGGACTTGATCTTCTCTTCGATCTCTGCTTTTGCGTCCTCAAGTTTCTTGAGTTCGTCGTTCGCAGCTTCATCCATTCCATCCATGTCTTCAGCAGGGGCCATCATATTTTCATATGCAGCTTTCAGATCGACGGCTTTCATACCTTCCATCTTCTTCATCATCCCAGCTTTAAGCATTTCTTTCGTCATGCGTTTTGCTTCCGTTACAACTTCACCTTCTGGTACATGACCAGCAGCAAGTTTCTGGGGCTTATCAGGTTTCCCTTCACCCTTCTGCTGTGCATCACCACCGATTTCTTTTGATTTCTTTGTAGCAACGTCTGTTGGTGACTTCTTTGCATCAGGTTCTACTACGGGTTCTCCACCATCTTCGGTTTCGCCACCGGGTGTTACCGCATCAATTTTCTTTTTACCTTCGGCTGGAGTAGCACCCTTTGTCTGGGGGTCACTCGCTTCTTCGAGTTCAGCGAGTACTTCCGCTTCCAACTCTTCGATTGTTTGTTCTAGTTCTGACATAGGGTGTCTCCTTACCTTTGTAATGATTATTTATAAATTAAAGTCTTTTAAGAAACTTAGCAAATGCCAATGCTTCTTTAGTTGCGTTCCTCTGACGTTTCTTAACATCAAACTCTCGTTTCATCTCCATCATTTCTGATTCCAACAACGCACCGTTGTTCCAAACCCACTCTTTACCTTCCATAATACCTTCTACGAAAGCATTTGGCGCAGAGGGGTCAGCAACAATGTCTGCTGCTGTTGCGAGATAGAAGTCATCCCGCACATAGTTTGCACCACCTTTTTGATCTAGACTGCCCATTCCCCGTGAGGAAACGCCCAGTTTTGCACCTTCATCCATAAGACTCTTCACAATCTCACCCATTGGCGTAGACATAATCTTCGCCTCTCCAATAAAATTTTTCCCATCAGGTTCTAATGACGTGATCATATGTGACACACGTTCCAGATTAACGGTTGGTCCATCTGGATGTCCGAGCTCACCAAATGCACGATTCTCTTTAATAAAATTCTTGTTGTATTTAGTTACTTCTTTGTTCAGTATTTCCATAGGATACACCCGACCATTACGGTTCTTGATGTCAGCCTGCATAAAGATACCACGAATCTTGTAGGACTTACTACCGTCTTCCTTTGCTTCGCAGATATACTCTACGTCTTCGACTGCCTCTGAAAATAGTTTCATTGTTCTATCCTTACGCTGTATAGTTTTCGTCTTTTTTAAATTCGATAATAATAAATCCAGATGTACCAAAAGTAGTTATTTCATGGTCACTAGAAGTTGCGGTTGTGTTTGCAGCAGTGCCGGGGATAACGCCAGCAGAACCATCATAGTGTCCAGTTCCGGCAAGTCTAATCTGAACAATATCTGTTCCAGAAGCTACTTCTTGAATTTCAACATGACCAGTATCATCATCAGCACTACCTTGAGTCAATGCCCACCAAATTCTGGCGATGTGTAGTTTTGCACCGTTCGCATGACCATCTAATGAACTTCCATCTAAAATAGCGCCATTGGCCGCAGCATCATCTTCAATATCAACCTTAAGCGTAACTGTACCGCCAGCGCCCGGCGCATTAACAACGGTATCTCTGAGTACTCTTGCAACAATTGCCATTCTTATCCCCTAGATCGCTAACATTTCTTTTTCAAAATATCCAAGAAGTTCCTTCTCAGGAACTTTATATTTCTTAGATATGTCTGTTATAGTTCTTTCGAAACTATTTAGGAAATCTGAAGGTTTCGCATCCATTTTTTTAAACAAATCGTCCACTGCATCCTTCATTTTAGGTGAAAGACGCTTATATTGCTTAGATTTCTTGTGCTCATCCCGTTCTACAACTGTAGATTCATAGATTTCCTCAATCCGTTTCATTAACGTCCAATTCCTTGTCCTGATATTTGACAAATGTATTGGCCAATTCACGCCGTTTAACTTCCAAAGCATCACCGACCCTAGTGGCCATTGTGATACTAAATGCTTTCTCAGCTTCAATGTTATTACCCTTTGCAACAGAGTCTACAAATTCTTTACTCATTTTTTCTTTCCCTTCACAGTTAAGCTTCTATCAAAATCATCCTCAACTTCTTCTGGTTTTTCTTCTTCTGGTGGTTCATCACCAGATAATTTTGCAACATCATCAGCTGGTATTGTTCCTCCAGCACCATCTTGTGGATACCTTGTGATACCGTCACCCGCATCTGGCAATACAATTCCACCATCCATCGGATCAGTTTTAAGTTCCTTGGCAATTTGATCGCGCATCTCTATAACTTCAGCATCGGTCATATTTAGT